ACATGGATATCATAAATGAAAAACGTTAAAGAACAATATTCAGAACTAAAGATTTTACTAAATAAAGCTAGTGAGAGTTATTATTATTCTGATACTCCTATAATGAGTGATGATGAATACGATAATAATTATAATGAATTATGTAAACTAGAAGCTAAGTATCCAGAGCTAGTAAGTAATGATAGTCCTACACAAAAAGTAGGTAGTGATATTGTTAATAGTTCATTTACAAAAGCTAAGCATAGATTTCCAATGCTTAGTTTAAAGACTGAGACTGATTACAGTGATAATGGAGCATATGAATTCCATAGAAGAGTCTTAGAGGCTTTAAAACTAGATTCAGTAGACTATTATGCTGAACCTAAATTTGATGGCTTAGGAGTCGATCTGTACTATGTAGGCGGTGTTCTTACTCAAGCCCTTACTCGTGGAGATGGTGTATATGGTGAAGATGTTACAGCTAACATAAAAACCATTATGTCTATACCTAAGATACTAAAGAAAATCAAAGGTGAAGTGCATCCAAAAGAACTCACTATAAGAGGTGAAGTTTTAATGTCACATAGTGCATTTAAAGAAATTAATAGTATCCGTGAAAAAGAAGGAAAGTCAAAATACACTAATCCAAGAAATGCAGCATCTGGTGCACTCAGACAACTCGATACTTCTAAAACAAGACAAGCTAAATTAATATTCTTTGCTTACTCTTTAGTAGATATAAATAAATATAAATATATAAAATCTACTCATTGTGATCAACTAGAGCAACTTATAGAATTTGGTTTTCCAGTATCAAAGTTAAATAAGTTTATCTTTGGTGATAATTGTGATAAACAATTATCACAATACCACAACGATATAGAAATTCTTAGAGATAAGAATTTAATTGGTTTTGATATTGATGGTGTAGTATACAAAGTAAATAGTCTTGATCTTCAAAAGAAGCTAGGATTTATTACAAGAGAGCCGAAATGGGCAGTAGCTCATAAATACACACCACAATCGAAAATAACTAAACTCTTAGCTATTGATCTACAAGTAGGTCGCACTGGTAAAGTTACACCTGTAGCTAGAATAGAGCCAGTATTAGTAGGTGGTGTAACAGTTACAAATGTAACACTACATAACGAATCTGAAATTCTTAGAAAAGATTTAAGAGTAGGCGATGATGTTTTTGTTAGAAGAGCAGGCGATGTAATCCCAGAGATTACTGGGCCTGTAATAAATAAAAATAGACAACTAAACTATTTTAAAATGCCATCAAACTGTCCAGTATGTAATGGTATTTTAGTAAAAGAAGTAGGTCAAGTCGATTATAGATGTACAAATAAAGATAATTGTCCTGCACAATCTCAACAATCTTTTGTACATTTTGTAAGTAGACAATGCATGAACATCATGAGCTTAGGTGAATCTATTTTATCTAAGCTAATAGAGAATGGTTTAGTAAAAGACTTCTCTGATATTTATTGCTTAGGTCTTAGAACTATTGCTAAAGATGAGAATGAGCTATTTAGTTTACTTCAATCTACAACAGAGTCAAAATTGCATCAACTCAGCATTGATACAATTTCTAATCTAGATGGAATGGGTCTTACTAGTGCATCTAAAATTGTACAAAGTATTAATCAATCTAAACATGTTCAATTAAACAAATTCTTACTCTCTTTAGGAATAAGATATTGTGGTGAGGGTACATGCTCTAGACTGGCTACCTATTTTAATTCAATAGATGATATAATGGCTGCTAGTATAGATACTTTACTTAGTATACCAGATATTGGTGATATCAGTGCAAAGAGTATTTATGATTATTTTAGAGATGAAAAACATTTATATGTTATAAATAAATTAATTCATCACTGTAATGTATCACCATTTAAAATACTCTCTAATGCTAAACATCAATTCAATGGTCAGCTATTTTGTATAACAGGTAGTTTTGATTCTTTCTCTAGAGATGAGCTTAAAGATAAATTATTATCTGTAGGAGCAAACACCACTAATACAGTTTCTTCAAAAATAGATTACCTAATTTGTGGAAAAGAAGCTGGCAGTAAGTTAGCTAAAGCTCAAGAATTAAATATACCTATTCTATATGAAAGTGATTTAAAGTTCTAAACTTAAGTTTATATGAAAAAAATATTTAAAAATGAACATGAGTATAATAACTATTTAGTAATTCAAGCTATAAGTAATGGTATTTTATTGACATTACTACATCAATATAATTTATCATTTCATGTAGATGAGATAAATAATCATTATGTATGTTATCATGCAGTAGAAAAGGAGGAATTAAAAAAAGATTTCTACTTTTCTATGAAAATGAAAAACGAAGAAGAAGTAGAATTTAGCCTATTTAATCCAGATCATATATTCTCTAATAGTTACGAGATAAATGATTTTTTAAATATGGCTGAATTTGTAGCATCTGCAAAAACTACTATTATCTTAGAGTATTTCAGATTAACAGGTGCCAGTGGTTTTAACCAGCCTAAACTACCCACTAAAAAAGAAGCAGAGATTTATACATCTGATAGTACATCACTGAAGAAAATAGTGAGTGTAAGTACAAGTGAGCCAATTGAGAGAGTAAGAATTGTCTACGATGATAATTCTTTTTCTTATCTCATAGGTTTTCCTGTATCTGAGAAGAATGTAGGTGATTATATTTTACATGAGGGTGATAATAATATCACTGTTATTCCTAAAAACTCTATTAATTAAAATGAATAAAATTTTATATCATGGAAATTGTACTGACGGCAGTATGTCAGCTTATATACTCTCTAGAGAGTTTTCTATTTTAAATAAAGAACATGAATGTATTGCAGTAAATTATGGGTATGATTTAAATGTAAACATTATAGAGGGTTGTGATGTCTACATTGTAGACTTTTCATACCCAGCATATGTTTTAGAGAATCTTAGAAAATATGCAAATAGTATTGTATTACTCGATCACCATCTAACTGCACTAGAGAACATCATTAAATATTATAATCTAGATAAATCTGATGAAATATCTCTTAATGTTTATCCAGAAAATGATTTATGTGGTATGTATATTTATTTAAATATGAATTACAGTGGTGCCATGATTACATTTAATTATGTAAAAGAAAATTTTGCTAAATATAGTGAAAAATCTATTACTTCTAATAGAACATTGTACTCTATTGTAGAACATGTGCAAGATAGAGATCTTTGGTTGTTTAAATTAGAAGATACTAATATTATTTATGAAATATTAAATTTCACTAATGATATTTTTAGAACTATTGATGATATCGTTGATCCTAATAATAAAATCTATTATGATCAATGCATGCAAAGAGGCAAAATACATCTAGAGTTAAAACAAAAACTAGCTAAAGATTATGCAGATAAACATCAGCTTATTTCATTTGAAGGTTTTACTGTACCTATAGTAAATTGTCCTGCAAACTTTAGTTCTGCAATCGGAGAGATCCTATCTAAAAATTATCCATTTAGTATTATGTTTGCGATTAGTGTGGATAAAGTGTTTGTTTCTCTTAGGAGTAACAATGATACTGGAGAAAATGTAGCTGAAATAGCAAAGAAGTTTGGTGGAGGTGGACATATTCACTCTAGTGGTTTTTCTATGACACCAGTTGAATTTGTAAACTTTATTGTATCAAAAAGGATAGAGTAAAAATGGGAATTTTATCTGATAAACAACTCAAAAAATTATGCAAACCCCCTCGATATGTTATCGAGAGAGAAATTGCAATAGTGAAAAATGATGAGGACGGTAATGCTTATCGTGATATAATTACTACAAAAGAATTTACTGATGTAGATTTTGAAGATCAAGAAAAAGCAGATAAGTATATTGAGAAAAATCAACAAACATCTAAAGGTGTAATGACTGTAGTGAGAGAACTCATTGAGCAAGAAATACTCAGTACTAAACCTCTTATATATCCATTCTATAAAGAATTAGTAATAGAAAAATTAAATATTTCTACTGGTCTACCTGAAAAAATTATACCTTATGGATTAGATTCTTTTATTTATAACATCAGACTCTCATCAGAGTTTATGATATACAAAAACACTAGAGGTGAATTAGCCGATCCTAAAAACTTCGATCCTGAGGATTATACACCTTATAATGGTTCTAAATGCATTATTCCACCAGACTGTTTCTGTGTAGCTCAATCTGTAGAGATATTTAATATCCCTTCAGTGATCACAGGAATAGTCACAGGAAATAAAATGATATCTAGAGCAGGCATTGAATGCATGACTAGTTTTATTTCATCTAACCATAACGGTAAACTTTTATTAGAATTTATGAATAATACATCAGTACCAGCAGTGCTATATGCAGGTGAAGGTGCAGCACAAGCAATGTTCTTTAGAAGTGACATTACTCAGATATGAAAATTGTTTTTACATTCTACAAGTTTTTGTTTATTGTATTATTGTTATTTATTGCAATACCAATTATTGTACCAATAATCTCATTTATATTTTATTTAATATTATGTTTTTATGCATTTCTTTTCTCTGTATTTATTGCAGGAGAAATATTTAATGGATTTAAAGATTAGATAAGAAAATAGTATAGAGTGTAATTATTATTACACTCTATACTAATAATACAAAAACACTTTAAATTTTTAAAACAATATGAATTCTCCAATAATAACAGAAAGTTTTGCTTATCATTCGACGAACCATGTATATTCTATAGAGGAGTTAAGAGTAAAATTTGATGATATTACCCAAGCTCTTCATAGAAAACTACTCAATATAAATTCATTAATTAAAGTATGTACGAGACAAACTAAATTAAATCTTTTAAGTAAAGAAAATATTCCATCTTATAAAAAAATGAAAAAAGATGTAGACTTGGCTTTATCAAAATCAAAAACAACTATTTTAAAATTCGATTCGTTTACTCAAGAAGAACTAAATCAAATTTATTATCATCTTATCACTGTTTATAAAAACTCATGATTTACACTGATTCAGAACAATTTGTAAGAAAATATACTGTCAATGATGCAGTAAATGCAGCAAAATTTATATTATTTGATAAGTATAAAATAAGAAATATAAAAATAGACATCAAAAGACCATTAGATGAAAAAATCACATTAAAAGAATTAAATATTTTATCTGATAAAATAGTATCAAACACACTCTAAAATAAAGCTTACAGCATAATACCTACTCTTATATAAGAGTAGGTATTATGACACATATATTTTTTCTACCATTTAGAATAACTAGGTTTTTCATTGTTAAACTCTTTTAAGTATATCCAAGTAGGTTTACATGTAATCTTACCTGTAATTAGTTTATCTCTAATAAACCCTATTTTCTCAAATGTTTTTTGACTAGCAATATTACTCTGTTCTATTAAGGCCATACCTCTGTCTTTACCTTTAAAGAATTCATTAATCACTCTGCTAGCAATTCCTAGTTTTCTATATTCAGGTAATATAAAAATAGCACCAGTTCTCCAATACGTTTTATTATTATACTGAGTAGTTTTTGGTGAGTAAAATCCTACTAATTTTTGATCATACACAATAGGTGTATGATCAAAATTACCTTGTCTCTCTAGTATACCTTTTAAGTATGGATCTTCATCTGCACTAATTAATATTTCACTAAATATATTTTCTTTTCCTATAGATATTTTATTTTTCATAAATCATATTTATTAAAAGGTATCATCTCTATTACATATCCAGCTAATAAATGAGTACAGTCTCCATAAAAATGTATTATTCCATTTTCTATACTAAAATGACATTTTTTATTTATATTCGTTAAATCAAAGTTATCAGGGTCTGGTATAGTCCATGATAAAACAATATCTGGTGTAATGGTAGGCGCTATCATGTTACCGTCCCAATCATATCTGACGCCTTTAACTATACCGTGCTGCACTCTGTGTAAATTGTTACATCCTGGACAAATAAATAATAGTCCATTATCTTCGGCAATTCGTAATACTTCTTTTTCAACCATAAGATCTCACCATTTAGAATAGTTCGGGTAATCTGCGCTTAATAGAGCAGCACTGTATTTTTTTGCGTTAAGGTACTGCGTAAGCGGTATCTCTTCTATAATTATATTATTACAATCATTAAATGTACTAGCACCGCTGACTATTTTATATGTACCTGAGCCTACACTCTTTTTATCACTAATTCTAAATTTATTTCTAGAGTCTACTTGTAAATAAAATTCATATTCTGTTTTATTTACTTTATCTGTTAAACTAGTATGTTTTATACTATTTATAAATATTTTGCCTATTGGTTTTGGTATATACACTTTATGTAATGCATTATAATTTACTAACCAATGCTCATCTGTATTCATTGCATCAAATACTAATTTTTTATTAGGTTTAATACAATATTCATAATCTATTTCAGAGATTTCATACCCACCTCTAAATACATCTCTTTTATCTTTAGCTGTTTTGTTAGTAAAGTCATAACTTACTCTATAATAAGCCAGAAGGCATCCAATTAGAGTAGTGGCTACTGTGACTCTAGCCACACTAAAATTTTCGCTTATAGCTGCGCTAGTGGGCATTCTAGGAATAAATTCTTTAGGTATGTTTTTGTCAATATGATACAATGTACCTATTTGAGCTTTATGAAATATTTTAGAATTATCTCTTACACTATCTGCCTGAGCTAAAAACCAATTATTGATATCTGTCTCTTCATTACTCATCTATTTTTTTCTTTCATAATTTGGCTACGCTGAGAGTTGTTTAGTAGCATTTCTAACATTCTCTCTTGTCTTGCATTAGAGTCGTACAGGGCTTTTGTTCTCTCATCAATTCTCTCTGTATGTGCTTTTAATTCATTTACTTGTGACTGAGTAGTGATATTTTGTTTTACTGCTTCTTCAAGTGATTGTATTTTGACTTGAGAGGTAGCCCATGCACCAGATAGTGCCACTAATGCAGTAATTAAAAACCAATAATTTTTTAAACTAGTAATAATTTTTTCCATATTAGATACCCCTTATTTAATTTGAGTCACAAGATTTACATTCTAAAATATTTCAGTCACATATATCATAGTAGAGTTAGTGCAGTGGTTGCATTATCTCAACTAATGCGGAGTTTATAATGGACGAACTCGTACTGATACAGAAAAAGCTTCTTGAAAAGAAGCTGCAGTATGTGCATGCCTGCATTATAGAGTGCAGGCTTATAATTCTTGCAAACCGCAGGGTTTGCAGGAATGTCGATGCCGAATTATCGGCTCAGGCTGAACGGGCATATAATGCCCGCAGTTACGATATGATAATTGATGCGCATGAGCGCATCAAAGACTACTACTTATAGTAGTCCAGTCTAAAAAGAACCTTACCAGTTCTTTTTTTTTGATTTAAACAAAATATAGTCATATATAACAATAGTGTAAGATATAAAGATTAAAGATATGTTTAATGTAGAGGATTTCATAAAAGAGCAAATGGAACATGTAAATAAAAAATTATACATGTTAGAGGTATTCAAAGAGATTAAAGATAAAAGACATGTGATAGTAATGTATTACAATTCTTTAACACCGGAGAATAAAGCCAATTTTGATATTTTTGCATATGAACAAAGGAAATTATATTACTTTGTTTTACAGTCAATAATTTCTGAGATATTTTGGGAGATTGATAAAGCCAGTGAACCTGTAGGTCCAACTGATTACAATATAAAGAAGTATCCAAAATTACATGCATACATAGAGAGATATATTATCGAATGCATGCCTAGTACTTTTAAAGTATCTTAACTTAATGAGGTAAAATAAAATGGTTATCCTTATGCCTAATGACAAACAATTGTCAAAAATGTCTTTTAAAAAGATTATCTTTTTAATCGTCAGTATTTCTGCAGTTGCAGTTGTTACACAGATTATTCAAGATAAACTTAACAACTAACATTCGATTCTAGAAAAATAAACCTGTGTGGGCTCTTATTTTTTTTTTTCTTATTTTATATTTTTTCAGTCACATATTCTTAGTGTGAATCAGTATAGTGGTTGTATTGATACAAACGTATTTGCTACTATGTAGCGAAAGGAATTATCATGACAGTAGCTCAAACAGGCGTTTACCTTGGTAAGAAATTTTTCTTCCAGAAAAAATGCCGTGAATGTGGTGTGAAGTATTTTTCTAGAGAGATTCCAGAAGAGCAATTCGATGCGACAATGGATAACCCAGGTCTGAGTATCGAATACAAGGGAAATAATATTTTCCTGGTACTGACTTCAAAATGTGTATGTTGCGCAGATATGCTGCCCACACCTAAACCTGTGGTAAAACCAATGCACATTTTCGAGAGTTTGATCTTCGCAAAAGATCAAAAAGACTACCTGGCAAAATTTGTGCCCTTCATCGCAAACATGTTGGAGAGTCTTTATGAGCTCAATGAAGAGGTAGTCAAGTTATGCGTAATAGACAGGTACATTTCCAGATTTGAAAAAATAATGGATGAAATGTATCTCACAAGGAATCAGTCTAATGACGATCAGGTTAGGAGCATGATCGTGTGTTATGATAAACTCACCAAATTGAAAATGTCAATTTGGAAGTATAACCTGATGAAGCACGATAAAGCTTTTGCTTTGAGCTATAAGCTCAAGAGCATTGAAAAATAGTATGAGCATAATACCCTACTCCACTATTAGGAGTAGGGTATTATGACATATATATTTTTTATTTTTTAGGTTCTATTTTAATTGGTTTACCATCAGGTAAACCAATTGTTTTTAATAACCACATAATAGATCCGGCTAATTTTTGTTTCATATCACTATCAAGATGCAATCCACTATTTTTCTTATCCCATACATATGTTGGCTTAGGTACATACACTGTACCTAGTTTAGCTAATGTAATGTATATCATAGGAGGTGTATAATATTCACCTAGTGGCATTCTAGATACTACCCTCTTTGCTTCATTTGTTCTACAAATGACTCCGTGATGTAAGTATGTTAAATTCGCATATGCTTTAGATTCTACATATTTTCCTACATTGTGTAAAAACATAGTAGGCATTTTTGTACCAGGATCTATCTTTGTATTATCTTTTGTATAATAATTAGTATACCCTAAGTCATAATGAGTAGTATCAAGTAAATTAATTACTTCATCAAAACACGATAATGCATCATCTAATAAATAATCATCATTATCTACAAAAGTAAAATATTTTGTTTTTACTTTTGATATAGCTTGCATGCAGTTATAGTGATGATTTTTAACACTATCAAATATTCCTGTTTGTTGTAGCACCTCTATTCTAGAGGTATCTATTCCTTTAGGTAAATTATTTGTTTCTATAAATTGAGGTGTTAATATAATTAAAGTTAAATTCTTTTCCATTTTTAGTTTACCTTATTTTTTAACTTAATGTATAGTTAAGTCTATATTGTTTATTAACTTCTAGATTATGTACATCAACACTAATGTAATAAACTCCAGTGTTTAATATATGTATTATTCTAGATTGAAACTCATTACTATTGACATCAACATCATCGTTACCAGTAACATATGTATAAGTAACTGCATCATCTTGTCCAATGTTTTCTCTCCAAATGCATAAATATGGATTACTATAAGTAGATCCAAATGTATCTAGAGAAATAGTTTTAGTAGAATCTATTTTAATGTAATACCATGCAGTATAATGAGGAGCTGGAAAATTAGGTATGACAGTATTTACTAATTCGTTTGTCTCTACAGTAGCACCTTCTAGTGTGCTTATGCGACTGCCTGTATTTAGAGGTAAATTATTTTGATCATAGTAAAGAAGATCTATTGCATCTACAATACTATCATTTATTACTGTATTTGTTTTTACTATATCTTCAGTTACAAATACAATTATTCCCAATGTATCGTATCCAAGAACAGATACATTATATAATATTTTACCTACAACGTTACTGATTCCATTTTTGTAATTTTCTTTCATGGTTATGTAACCAGAACCTGGCACAAGATCGCCACTGGCTACATTATCACCTACGAATTCTATAAAACCCACACCTGTGTATTCTTTATTAGGTATTTTAAATTCTTCATGATACATCCATGTAGGAGTATTAATACTACTTGCTCCATAATAACTTGAATTTACTAACCAATAATTATCAAAACTAAGTGTAGCATTAATTCTTGATGTATTTTCATATTGGTATCTAAAATACATTATTATTTTATCATTGCTTAATGTATTTATATTAGATTTTAATAAAATGTTACTATAGACACTTGTTGCTGGAAATTTAAGATAACCATTTACCTCTAGAATTGGATCTATGACAAAATCTACATTGTAAATGTTTTGTGTATCAAAACATTTGATCCATTCTAATCTTTTTGGTCTAGTCCAACCAGAATCTCTTACATATACTTTTGCAATAACACTAACTGTTACAGCTAAACTAATTTTAACATCATCATCATCCATGTATACTTTGCCCTCTTCTAGAGGGGAAATATCAAAGCTTATATAATCACCTTTAAAAGCTTTTTTTCCAGGATTTAATTTATAAAATTTATTTTCTAAACCTGCACTAATTCCTATTTCGCTAGAATTAGGAATTTGAATTACAGTATGATTTAATCTAGGTATTACAGATACGTTACTAGTACTCCAATTATTTTGCTCAATATAGTTAAAAGGATCTCTTTTTACACTAGCACTCATCTCAATTATTTCTAAATCGAATGGTGCAATAAAATATCCTTTATACATTCCTGCAGTAGTTTTACTAATACTAGTTATTACTAGTTGAAATACTTCAGTTCTAGGTGATGGCTCTTCTGAAGTGCCTGCGCCAGCAGGTCCTGCAATACCTTGTATGCCTTGAGGGCCTACATCACCTTTATCACCTTTTGGACCCTGTATACCTTGAGGACCTGCTACACCAGTAATACCCTGTGGACCAATAGGACCTTGTACACCCATAGGTCCTTGTGCACCCATTGGTCCAGTTGTTCCCAATGTACCCTGTAGAGATGTCAGCCACTCTTGTAGAGAACCTCTAAAACCAGATAACACTGCTAATTCATAAGCACTCTTACCATTGATTGGCAACTGATTAATTTGTATCTTTTTATTAGTACCATTTTGTACTATTTCTATTAGCTCTACACCAGTGTATGTTGTTGCAGCTTGTAATTCTGTAATTTTAGGCATTTTATATTAATCCTTATTTCGTATGTAAAATTAGCACCATTCCATAAGTCGTGGTAGTTCATCTTCTGTATACCTCACAGAGCCGTCTTCTAATAGTCTTATACACGCTAAATTAATTTTTTCTACTTGCATGATAGTATCATCAGATATCCAAAATAAACTAATAGGGTTTGCAGAAATTTTAAACGGTTCACTTGGATCAGAATAGAGTCTCTCTACAACATCATCTAATTTTAATTGTAATTCATATTGTATATTTATATCATTAAGTATATCAGATGTTTTAAAAGGATATGGACGAGTATTGATAAATGGTTTTGTATTAAGCACTTCTTCTAAACGTACTCGTCTATACAAAAAACCAGTATTACCACCAAAACGAGTATCGTAATCTACATCTATATCTAAATCGCAATAAGTGTTATGGTCAGTCTTTATATCTATTCTAGTATCTAATGCCATAGGTATACCAAATTCTACCCTACGATCATCAAATAAAATATTAGTAGATGTAAAAATTTGTTCAAGTGCAAGAATTTTACTTAGTTTGTTATAATTACGTTTAGCCATTTAAAAAATCCTTTTTATTAGGTATACACAAATATTGAAGCAAAAATGCTAAGGCATACTATCTTTATTATTTTTTGTATTTTTAAAGCGTCATATATACTCTATTAAACATGTTGTGTTTAATAGAGTATATACTATTCTTTTTTAAAACGAGGTGTATTCATTAAACGGTGTAGATTCATCTGTTCTAATGATATCACTACCTACCTTCTTTAAATCAATTCTAGCTTTACCTAAATCATCTAAAATAGGTCCTTTTTCTGGAAATGGTAGTACCATATACATTTGACTCTCTGGTATTACATCTACTCCTCTGTGCTTATCTCTTTGTAGTGTAAGATATGCTCTATCTCCTACTTTCTCGATATGCATATATATCATTAAATCACATTCTTGATCAATTTGTTTACTGCCTGATGTATACCCTTTTCCAGGTAGTAATTTAACAAAATCTTGATGACCATCTCTGATTAATTGTTTAGCATCTGTTGATAATTGATGTGGTGTTATAAGAGTTATTTTTCTCTTTTTGTCCACTTAGGTCGTTAATCTAAGCCGGTGTGCAAAAACACCTGCCAATACTTTCATATTGGAACAGACTATATCTTCATCCCCAGCATTATCTGGTAGGATGTTCTCTGCTTCGGGAACACTGTTCCCTACTCGCTTGCGCGATAGTCGTTGAACCTTCTCCACTGTATTTCTACATAGAGGAGCTTGGCTGCTGATTGTCTCTACCTAATATTTTTTAAACTGTCATAGACTATTTTCATGTCTATTGTAGTATATTAGTCTAACGAGAGTTCCCAGACAATTCAAAGAAAATACATTAAAACATTACTGCTTTAATGACCTGAAAACAAAACCTTTTATTCGGTGTTGTTTGTTAAGTACTAAAGAAATTTCTAGTTCTTCTATATAGATCTCGTAATGAGTGACCCATAGGACCTTCTTCACATCCTGCAGTAGGCAGCATTGGAAGATAATCTATTATACAAGCATGTAATTCATATCCGTTAGCTTCTAGCTCTAATACATAATTTTGTAAGTCTTTGTATGTCCAACTACTAGGGTTTACTCTTAACATCTTTATCTGATAACCATTTACTTCCAGTTTCTCTTTAACATACCTAGCCATCATTACAGTATCTACATTACTTAACTTTGGTAAAATATGATTCTCATTAAAGTAAATATTCTGATAAAGAAACTGTAAATTTGAAGATAGATTATCTTCAAATGAAATTCTAAGTAATAGTGGTTTCTTATTAGCATTAATCATAGCTGGTTTATTATACATTGCTAATTGTTTAAATAAAGTCAATGTAAAACCAGTTTTAAATTTATGTTGTAATGCAGGAAGAATAACTTGCTCTCCTCTTCTAAAGCCACCTTGAATCATCTCGTTAAAGCCTTGCCAACCTGTTACTAATAGACCAGTCTTATCTGCCATAGATTTGACTTCTTCAAAAGCTTCAGATAAACTACTAGTGTCTCCAATATCAACAGATGTAATAATAGCAGGATCTTTTCTAGAACTCTCTATTTGGTAAGGTTCGAGTTTAGATATAAGTTCACTTACAAATGTCCTTATATTCTTAATCTTATCTCTTCTTATTTTTATTTCTCTATTACTAATATCTATTATCTTAGCTACTTCTTGTTCTCTGAATGTATCACTAATAAACTTTCTTATACTAAGTACAGTTCTTTTGATACTACCCTCATCCATATCTTTTTCTATACCTTGAGAAAAAGATTCGTATAGTTTATCATCTTCACCACAATTTACTTTTAGTCTTTGGAGTAATTCTTCTTTTTCATATACGGTATCAATTGGATTGCCGCACATGTAAATTGCAGTATTTTTTAGATTATTTTTTATCTCTCCTGTCTTATCTAGTGTAAGTCCAGTAGTATCAGGTTTAATGCCTTCTAAAATAGTACGCACCATATCTGCACTATTTTCAGATTTTTCAGCTATTAGACTTTCTCTGTATAGTAAAGTGATGCATTTTACTAAAATTAATTTTTCCATTTTAATATTTAACCTTTTTGTCTATTAATTTCATTTTTAACTCCCTTACGAACACAATATGAACTATCATTATAAAAATTATATTTTATGTTTGAATGTATACACATTACTATGAATTGTGAATAGTAATGTTTATTAAAAGAAAAGGTATTTCATGGCTATCACTATAGAGAAGAAAATATTTTTAACACCATACTGGATTGTAGATGCTATAGAGAGAAATCATCTAGCATTAAATTCTATTTTAGAATTAGATATTCTATTTAATATTACTAGTCCAAATGACTTAGCTAGTCTGTCTTTACTAAATTCAAATACTAGTCGTATTTTTGGTAAAGATGTTCAATTACATTCAATGATGCATTGGAACAAAAACGTACAGGCATTAAAAAGATACCTAGATCAAATAGAGCCATTAAAAGCTATAGTGTGTAATGAATTAGAGGAGCGATTATACGATAAATCATCAAAACAAGAAAGATATCCAGATCCATTTTGTATTAAAGATATCGACAATAATGTATTATTAGTAATAATATATCCAGGATTTTTTGGTAATGATCAAAGCGCTCAGTACCAAAGCGACATTACAAAAGCAATTCTAAAGCTATTGTATGCGTATGAAGGGTATGATAATATGGCAAGAAAAGATATTTTCGAGAAATATCTTGAACAGCTATAGCGTACGTTTGATTTAGATATACTAGTTTTTTTCACCGCATTTTTAAAATCGATTTTAAAGGAAATATAAATGGACTTAAAGAAACTCCTTGGCTCAAGTGCAAAAAATGATAATTTTGTTACTCCAGCCTCTCTGATGTATGATGCTATTACTGAGAATGTTAAACATCATCCTACAGCTATTACTCGTCCTGAATTAGCTCGTGCTTTCATTTCAATGGAAGGACTTACTAACTCTATTGAGAATGAAATTCAAACTGCTGCAAGCAATCTGAAATCTACAATTGAGTCAGTAATGCATGGTCATGGCTTTGCATCAAAACTCACTGTAGCTCAAGAACAAGCAGCTATTGTAGCTGGTCTGATTGCAGGCTCTCCTTCTACACATGCATCTCGTCCTGTTGCTAATGCTGGTGCACTGCAAGCTGCTGCTGGCTTGAATACATTTGTGGTCGGTAATCAAAATATCCAAGGCGCACTAGAATCTCGCTCTTTTGCACTTGAGGCTTTCGATACTAAAGAAAATCGTAACACCGTTGCATTCTCAGTTGCTTACAATATGCAAGCAGCTCGTCAAGATGATTTCGGCGAAGCTTTCTTCCCAACTGTTGTTGTGACTCCTGACAATGTCGGTTTCATGGTATCAGTTCGTTTAATTTATGTACAAGATGAAGTTCGTCGTGAACTCAATGGCTCACTTGATAAGTTTAACCGTAAGAACGTTATCAAGGCAGTTATTGATGCATCAATTCTGCGTAATGATCAAACCCGTATTGTGCCAGTTGTTCGTACTGGTGGTGCTAATGACTCTACTGCTAACTTCGTTGCAGCAGCAGACATTCCACCCTACACTGTACAACTTGACAATCAGCCAGTTCTAACTGCACCTTATGCTGTTGGTAAGCGTTTCTCTGCATTAGGTCTGTCTCAAACTGCTGCACTACTGGCAGCTGGCGTGATGGATCAAACTGATGCTGTTGATTCATCAGTTCGTCTAAGCTCTCTTTATGTTAAGATTGCTGCTGATGCTACTAACCCAGCAGCAGTTGTTAAGTTCGCTGTAGAGAAACTACCACGTTCAGATTTTAATGCATCTGTACAAGGCAATTCTCGTGAGATGATGCTTAACTTCACCACTGATGCTCTGCGTGTTGTATTGGCTACTAAAAAGGTAGATGGCTCTGCTATTCCACAGCTTGCTGCTCTTACTGATCATACTGTGCGTTTGAGCACTAACATGTTTGGTACATTACTGCAAGACAAGGGTGACACTGTTATTAATACTGGTGGTGTAACTGTTGCTAAGGTAACTACTATTGATGGTCAATTGCTTGATCTCACCGTTGGTGCTGGTGCTACTATTGCTAACATCTTTACTGGTGCACAAGTTATCGGCTACGATCTGATCGCCTATCGTACCAATAGCAACCGTCGTCAGCGTGGTCAATTGATTGACACTCAGTTTGTCAATCAACTCTACACTGTGCCACTGCTGCCACCCATTAGCGCACTGCGCCCAGTAGGTGACAATGATGTAAATGATAGTTCACTGCTTTCTGCACTGATCACTACGACTCATATTCGTACTAGCAATGCAGCAGTAACTAGTCTTCTAGAAGCACGCGATTTCCTTAAAGATTTCGTATCTGCATCTGATCTGACTCTTGATGCACCTGAAATTCTTGGTGTATCTCGTTTCTTGGTGTCTCCTTCTTATATGGAAGACATCCTAGATGTCTCAGATCAAATTGACAGCTTGAAGTCTTCAGACCGTGCTGAAGATATGGCCGCATTGATTATCAATAAGATTCGTGACATGGCATATCGCATGTACACCTCTTCTGGTACCAAGGCTGCTACTGATGCACTCTTTGATGGCGCTGCTCCTAAGCCAATGGTGATTTTGGGTACTGATCCAATCCTTAATCGTTATCTGACTCTTAATGGCGACATGCGTCTGCTGGGTGATTACTTTGACTTTAAGTTAGTATCTACACTTGACAGCCGTATGACTGGTAAGCTGTTTATTACCTTTGGTATGGAATCTAGTTACAACTCTGGTGTACCTAATCCAATGCACTTCGGTAACATGGCATGGAAGCCAGAACTGACTATGATGATGCCTATTTCTCGCAATGGCGCCACCACCATGGAACTCACTGTTCAGCCTTCCTTCCGTCATATTGTCAATCTGCCTGTGATGGGTTATCTAGAAGTGGTTAACATTGAACAGATTATTGCATCTAAGTCTGCTATAAATACCCACGTAATTTAACATACCCTGTATTAACGGTTGTTTTATTAATAAATCATAATACCCATAGCTTTTATTAGCTATGGGTATTATGCTGTATGCTAAATAAAAATGAATACATATTACATATATGAAATAAACCATTTTAAAGGACTATTATGAATAATACTAAGTCCTTTAAAAAGGGATTTAAGTATAGAATATATCCTGATAAGGATCAAACTATACTACTCAATAAGACATTTGGATGTGTAAGATATGTGTATAACAGAGGATTAAGTGATGCTAAAAGAGAATATGAATATTATCTAGCACATAAAGATACTAATCATTCTGATATACTAACTAAACCTAGTATATCAGGATATGATTTTAGTGCTAGATTAATGGAATATAAAAATGACACTGATAGTATATGGCTCAATGATGTATCCGCAGTAGCACTACAGCAATCAATGCTACATTTAGGTACTGCATTCTCTACATTCTTTAAGAAACGTAAAGGATATCCAAAGTTTAAATCTAAACATGGTAAGCATTCATTTACTGTGACGAATACATCATTTAGATTTAAAGATAAAGATCTCTATATTGCTAAATCTAAAGATCAATTAAAGATAAAATGGAGTAGACCACTACCATCTGAACCTACCAGTGCTACTATATCTAAAACACCAAGTGGTAAATTCTATATATCTTTTATTTGTGAATATATTCCAATACAAACTAATGGTACTAGTGTAGTAGGAATAGATTTAGGTATTAAGGATTTTGCTATAATATCTAATGGTATTAAAATACCAAATCCTAAACATCTAAAGAATAAAGAAAAGCATCTAAAGAGATTACAAAGATCTCTCAGTAAAAAATGTAAAGGTAGTAAGAATCGTAACAAAGCTAGAATAAAGGTATCATTAGCACATGAAAAAGTAACAAACCAAAGAAATGATTTTCAACACAAGCTCTCTCGTACACTAGTAAACGAAAACCAAGTGATAGGTATAGAGAAACTGAAAGTCAAGAATATGATTCAGAATCATAATTTAGCAAAATCAATTAGTGATGCTAGCTGGGCTAGATTTGCTGAGATGCTAAATTATAAGGCATTAGAATCTCAGAATTGCTCTATTGTATATATGTCATGCTGGTACCCCAGCACACACATTTGTAGTAATTGCAATACTCAATTAGATTATAAATTGAAACTATCAGATAGAATATGGACATGTCCTACATGCCAAACTAATCACGATAGAGATATTAATGCTGCAAAGAATATTCTAAATCATACTCTAGCTACTATTAAAGAACATCAGATACCACCAGGTTTCTGTAAGA